GGCTTTGCAATGTACCTTGCTTGAACATAACAAAGAAGCCAGAATTAATACTGCTGATGCCGTTGCCATCATTTCTATAAATTAAATTAAAGTTGTTGATTCTATCTGGGTGTCTTTCGTAAAAAGCGCCGCCGTCTTCAAAATCAGGATTAACAATTTGGAATGCTCTGTCTGTACCACTTACTGATAAATTAAAGTCATATGCAACAGGTGCTGTTACAGGAGTATTAATTTCATACAAGTCTGTTGCTATGTTTCTTACTTTACCTGATTTTGCAGGGGTGCTAAATCTGTTGTTGCCTCCCATTGCGGCATTCAGTATTGTGACAAACTGCTCAAAACTGTCTGGGTTATTTGCATCGTCCCAGAACACATTGATGTTGTTTAAATCATTTCCCAGACTGTCTTGTAGAGGCTCTGATGTTCTGACTGCTACTAGTTTCATTAAACCACTAGCAGGTAAATTTCTACGTGGATTGTATCCTAACTGTCTTGCTAGTTTAAACACACTGTCACGTCTCTCAGCAGTTTCCAAAAAGTTTTCTCTGCTGTTCAAGTCCATTCTAAATGCAAGACTCTGACTGAGGTAGGACAGTAATTCTATGATTGCAATAAATTCAGAACTTTCAGTGTAATCATTAAAACTTTCTGGGTAGTTTACACGCACATACTCTACTAATGCTGCTCTGATAGTATCAAAGTCATATGCTTGGAAATTCACTTCGCTGAATGCTTTATATGCTACCTTCCAATCTTCAGCGGCAAATAAGTTATTTTGTCTGTTTACTAATGCCATCTATTATACCTGCTCTTCTCGAGTGAATTCCAAATACAGCGTATCTTTGCTGTTGAGAATTACATAATTTAATTCTACCTCTGCTCTCACAGAATGATCTTGTGCATACACATCAATGTTGATTAATTCTACACGTTGCTCTTTTGCAATTATTCGTTCTATGTCTTGCTTAATTTCCTCAGTGGTAAACGTGTCCTCTGGGTTCATCAGCAGGTCCCAAATAATACTGCCAAAACTAGGTCTCATTAATCGCTCACCTTTTCGAGTATAAAACTCATTCAGTAAGTCACGTTTTACTAACTCTACATCTGTGAGTGTAAAAGGTGCCTTAACCTTGTCAACAGTGCTGAAACCTTTGAATAACGTTGCCATACACATATTTATCCAAATCATAAACAATAGTTTTAATACTTGAATAAAAAGGTTGACAACAAAAATAGTGTGTGTATAATAGACGATAATGCAGTAACGGTGCTGCAGAAACAGGCAGAGATGCCACTAAATTCACCCTTAAGTTAGGATAAACAGTGATGTTTAAATTAACACGTGAGTTTGAGGCCATTTGGGAAAAGGCGCAGGCAGTTAATGCAAAATCTTCAGAACAGCGGTTCTACAAGATTTTTCAGCAAACTAAGCGTTTTGTCACAGTTGGCTTGTACGATTCAGTTACCAAGAAGTATGAGCTGTTTGACACAGTTAACTTTGCGGGTAACTATCGATACGATAAGACTCAAAAGCCGCAAGAGCTTGAAACCATGGAAAAAATGGTGAAACAAGCCGGCTAAGACTAAATATGTGTGTAGGAAACTACACACATATTTTTTACACTGGAGAGGTAATGACCAATAAGTCATTGAATAACACCTTAGAAGAAGAATTAAGAATAATGGTCTGTGATCAATTATCTACTATCAATGCACTCAAGTCAGAAATTGAATTACTTAAGAACACAATCAAAGATGAGCAAGATGCAAAATATCGTGCTTATGTGAGAATTTCTGATTTACAGAGACAAGCCACCAGTAAGTAGTAGATTGTTTCTTTGGGAGTACAGCCATTTTGCCTGTTCTTCAAATGTTACCCTAGAAAGGAATGAAGGGAGTTTGATGATGTCTGGAGTTTGGAAAAGTTCTCCTTCGTATTGTCTACGCTGATAATGTGCCATCTGAAAAGTTGGTACGCCGCCTTGCATTAGAGAAGAATGTGCTGTTAACAAAAATGGCACTATTGCAAAGTTTCCGCTATTCACTGCCCCCAACACTTTGCTTTTTGCAAAGTTTTCTACACCAATGTGATTTGCTAAACTTATCATTGCTAAGTATTGATTATCGCTCAACGATCTAGTAATCAACTGTTTGACAGTACCTTCTGTGTTTCTTAAATTTGCTTGTGTAAGCATAGCGTTGCCTACATTACCTAGCCCAGTATCAAATGTGACTACTTTGTTACCGTTCGCTCCAACGTAAATTGTTTCTTGTCCAAACTGTTGTGTTTGTATGCCTTGTGCTAACAGTGCTTCTGCTTGCTGTTGTGGATCAGGATATTGTGTTCTTGCTGCACTGATCCTGTTACTCATGCTACGAAGCTCACCTTTTGAGAGATCTGCTGGCATACCCTTAACATCAAATGCTAACTGTTTGGCATTATTTTGTATATTAGTAATTGTTCCATTCATTCCCAACTTCATAGCCCCCTGGGGACTCATTGTTGGTTGTCTCACCGTAGGTATACTGCTGTTTAAACTAGCATTGAGCTGACTTATCAATTGATCGGTGTTTTGCTTATTTTTAGCAATGGTAAAATTGTTTGTAAACTGACTAGGATTGGTATACACAGGATTACCGTTCTCATCATAAGAACCTTGTGCTAACCCATCAGGCGTGTTCACGTCTGCAGGACTATTTGATAAACCATTACTGTTTGGATTTAAACCTTGAGATACACTTTCGTCTGGTACCATGCTGTCTTGATCATCATTAACTGGGTTAGGAATACCGTGTCCTGCAAAAGGCTCTGCTGTGACTAGTACGCCTACAATGGATTGCATTTCGGCACCGCTACCGGAACGTATTCCTCCACTGGTAACCGGAGACTCAGCTGCCCTGTCATATGTTGGTGCGTCTTTGGGCTGATCAAATTTTTGGTTTGTTGCAGTAGGTGTAGCAACCAATGCTTCTGCAGGATCACGTGCATCAGGTCCTCCACTGTTTAACAATATTTGACTGCCTTTTGCAACAAAATTTGCGCCAGTTGTTAACACAATTGCACTGCTTGCTTTTGTTGAGAATCCAGCACCTGCTGCTTGTTCAATGTCAGAAGCTGCTTTGAGACTGTATTTGTTACCTGTGGTTACACCAATTTGTCCTGCGGCGTTAATATGATGCTCGCCTTGCATTGATGTTTGGAAAGTGTTGAATTCTGCTTGCAAGTGCATCTCTGCTAATGCTTGCATTCTTATATTTCCGCCAGCACCTGAACCATCTCCTAGATACTGTTCACCATCAAAATCTTTTGCAGCTTTGATGTTTATGTCTTGTCCGGCTTCTAGATTAATATTTTGATCTGCTCTTAGATTAAAATTTTTCTTTGCTCGTAAATTAATATCACCTTCGCCGTACAAGAAAACATCACCAGTCTGCGAAAACTCCATCCATACTGTGCCATCGCGATTGATCATGTATATCATGCCTGACGTATCGTCTAAGAGTAGTTGACTGCCTTGTGCAGAACGTATTCTTATTTGTCTCGAACCTAAGTTGTCATCTAATGTTATACTGTGGCCGCCTAATCTATAATTAAAATTATCTGGGTCGCGTGGACCTGGCGTGAGTAAACCAAATACTTCGCTAGGCGACTCACGACGTGCTGTTGCTTTGCCTGCCCCTCTAATAGGGTCACGTGCTAGTCCTTGTCTCACAATACCTTCTGACAAAGTGTGCTGTATAGGTCTGAAGGTATCGTTGTGATTAATATCTTCTGTGCGTTTATTTTTTTCAACTACAGGAAGCTCTATGTTTGGAGACTGATAACTCTTATTGCCTGCTTGGCCAGGAATCATAAAATTAAATTTGTCGCCAAACAAGCAACTTATAACCAGAGGATATTTGGTATTACCGTCGCCAAATGCAACCAAAACCAAGTTACCGTTATCTGGCACTGTTGCCCAAAAGCCGTAACTGCTCATAGATTGTTCTGGTAGATTTATATCTGTACCGACTGCTCTAGGATCGGTGGTGCCTGCAAAAGGGCTTGTCCATATTGCATCAAAGTATCCTGCAGTGGAGTTTTTGTCTTTGCTGATTGCTGGAATAAAAACTCTGCAACGGCCTGTTCTACTGATATCTTTTGTGGAAACTACTTCGGCAAGATATATACCAAAAACTGCATCTTTGCCTGTGTTCAGTTTTTGAGTAGGATTCTTTTTACTCGACTTGTTGTAGTTTGCATTAATAGACATTATGATTCAGTCTCCTCTGGTGCTTTATCTATCTTTTTGAGATCCAACGCAGTCTGTTTTATGAGTTCTAACTCTTGTGTGAATTCTCCTCCACTGAACATACTAGTAACTATTTTGACTTCGTATAATCCTGTGATAAAGTATCCTGTGCCCATTTTACTCCAATATCCTGAGTTATCTGCAGCATCTTCGTCTTCAACATTAAAGTCAAATCTTCGAGGTGTTTGAAGATCAAATAAAATGTAAATTTTATCTCCAGTAAATCTAACACCATTTTCTTCAGATACATCTGTTGTGTCTTCCGTTGCCTCTGCTTCGGGCGTTTCCTCAGGAGTTGGCTCTTCTTTAACTTCTTCAGTGGGCACTTCCTCGGCAACTTCTGGTGTGAGTGCTGCTTCGGCTGGTGCTTCTGCATCCGTGTTTTTGTTCAAAGCTTCACCCAGAATGTCACCTAGTGACGCGCCTGAACTCACTGAACCATATTGTGCTACAGCTTCTTTTTCTTCCGCGATTTCCAAAGCCTTAATAGAAAGTCCAATCCGACGTGCCTTGGCATCAAAATTGGTGATCATGGCATCCAGCTTATCACC